ATAAATGGTTTGCTCAAAAGTGGGTAGACATAGGAAGTAAAAAGAAAGATGGTTCTTTCTCAAAGTGCGGAAGATCAAAACAAAAGAAAGATGCAAAACGTAAATATCCAAAATGCGTCCCACTAGCTAAAGCAAGAAGTATGTCAGAAGGTCAAAGACGTTCAGCTGTAAAAAGAAAAAGAGCAGTTGCACAAGGTGTTGGTGGTAAACCAACAAATGTCAAAACTTTTGCAAAAAGAAAACAAGCCATGATGGGTGGTTTCATGGGTAGAAGAATGGGTATACGATAATGAGAAGGCAAGATAAAATGCCTAAAAGAAACAAAAAGAATTTCCGTCCAACGGAAAAAGGTGCAGGCATGACAAGGGCCGGAGTGGCTGCATATCGAAGAGCTAATCCCGGCTCAAAACTAAAAACAGCGGTCACTGGCAAAGTTAAACCAGGATCTAAAGCTGCTAAAAGACGTAAATCATTCTGTGCAAGAAGCGCTGGTCAAATGAAAAAGTTCCCAAAAGCTGCAAAAGATCCTAACTCAAGACTAAGACAGGCCCGTAGAAGATGGAAATGTTAAGGAGAAAATATGCCCGGAACTATGAAAAAAACAAAAATGATGGGTGGTGGAATGATGATGAAAAAACCTATGATGAATAAAGGTGGAAAGATTCCCCCACAATTAAAAAAATTCGTTATGGCTAAAAAGAAAAAAGCCAAAATGAAAAAGAAAGCGTAATGTCAGACCCAAAAGTAGGCACAGGTAAAAAGCCGAAAGGGTCTGGTAGAAGACTTTATACGGACGAAAATCCTAGAGATACCGTTCGTATAAAGTTTGCAACACCTACAGATGCAAGAAAAACTGTTGCAAAAGTTAAAAAAGTATCTAAACCTTTTGCAAGAAAAATACAGATACTTACTGTTGGAGAACAGCGAGCCAAAGTAATGGGTAAATCAAAAGTCGCTGCAATTTTTAAGAAAGGCAAAGATGCAATTAGAAGACGTAATAAAAAAACTAATTAGGTTTTTAAAAACTAGATTAGAAGCTTTGTCCGTGTCGGTAACATCAGGAAGTGTTGACAGCATGGAAAAATACAGATATATAATAGGACAAATAAATGCCTTAGAGGCAACACTACAGGAACTCTCTAACCTGCTAGAAGATAAGGAGCAAAATGGAAAAGGAACAGTCATCGATATTAAAACCAAACAATGATCTTATTGGTTTAAAAAAATCAAAAAAAGAACCAAATTTACCAAAACCCACCGGATGGAGAATGATAGTTTTACCTTTTAAAATGAAGGAAAAAACTAAAGGTGGATTACATCTTGCTGAAACAACTTTAGAACGACAACAAGTTGCATCACAAGTAGGATTGGTTTTAGCTATGGGTCCACAATGTTATAAGGATAAGGAGAGATATCCAGAGGGTCCGTGGTGCAAGGAGAAAGATTGGGTTATGTTTGCAAGATATGCAGGCAGCCGAATAAAAATAGATGGTGGGGAAATGCGTCTGCTAAACGACGATGAAGTGTTAGCAACAATTGATAGTCCAGAGGACATCTTGCATGAGTTTTAATCATAGGAAGGAGTAACTATGCCAGAAGAAGAAAAGAAAACAGTACCTATAGATACATCAGGACCTGATGTAGATATTGATATTGAAGAAAAAAAAGACGAAGCAGTTGTAGAAACTGAAGCGCCGAAAGAAGAAACAACGGAACAAGTAGTAGAAAACACAGAGGATAAAACATTTGAAAATGAAAGAGAAACAAAGTTAGAAGAAAAAGACGATGAGAAACTAGAAGACTACAGTAAAGGAGTACAATCTCGTATTGCGAAATTAACTCGTAAAATGAGAGAAGCAGAAAGAAGAGAAAAAGCTGCTTTAGATTATGCCAAAGCTGTAGAGGCAAAAAGAAAAACTGTAGAAACAAAATTTTCAAAAGTAAATGAAGATTATGTAAAACAGTTTGAAAACAGAGTTAAATCCGGAATGGATTCTGCACAAAAAGAGTTGACATCAGCTATTGAAAACTCGGATGCTGCAGCTCAAATAGAGGCTCAGAAAAAAATTGCTGCTTTATCGATTGACGAGGCTAGATTAAATGCTTTAAAAGATCAACAGACAGTAACAGAAGAGCCTGCACCAAAACTAACAGATGCAGAAAAACTTCCAGAAACAACACCTAAAGATTTACCTGCAGCCCCTCCAGATCCTAGAGCAGAAGATTGGGCTTCTAAAAACGAGTGGTTTGGTAAAGATAGACCAATGACTTTTACAGCTTTTGAAATTCATAAAGATTTAGTAGAAAGAGAAGGTTTTGACCCACAATCTGATGAATATTACGCAGAGGTGGATAAAAGAATAAGACTTGAATTTCCAAATAAATTTGGTAAAAGAGATGTCACGACGGAAAAACCGTCGCAAAATGTTGCTTCTGTCAAACGTTCAGCTGTAAGACAAGGAAAGCAAACTGTGAGACTCACTTCCTCACAGGTCGCAATAGCGAAAAAATTAGGAGTGCCACTTGAAGAGTACGCAAAACAATTAAAAAACACGGAAGGAGCGTAAAATGGAAAAAGATAAAAACACTTCTCGTGCGAACGACACACGGTCAAAAAATGAAAGACCAAAAGTGTGGGTTCCACCATCATCTCTAGATGCACCCCCTGCACCTGATGGATTCAGGTATAGATGGATAAGAGCAGAAGTAGTAGGCTACCAAGATACGAAAAATATAACTGGACGAATTAGAGAAGGTTATGAGTTAGTTCGTGCCGAGGAAATAGAAAACGCATCTGATTATCCAGTCGTCGACGACGGCAAATACAAGGGAGTGATTGGGGTTGGAGGCCTTCTTCTTGCGAAGGTACCTGAAGAAATCGCGAAGCAACGTCAGGATTACATGACTCAACGTCATGAAGATCGAAGCCAAGCAGTAGAAAACGATTTAATGAAGGAGCAGGATAGTAGAATGCCAATCAATATTGAAAGGCAATCTCGTGTAACCTTCGGTGGTACGAAAAAGTAATTTTAAAATATCACTGAATTAAATTAACCGTACTGGAGGCCCTTCGGGGCAGGTACATAAGGAGAAACAACTATGGCTAATAGAAGCACAAGTGGATTCGGACTTAGAATGGCAATGAAGTTAGGCAATAGCCCAGCTATCGGTGGTCAATCAAAGTACGCAATCAAAAGCGGTCTAGGTGTAGGAATCTTCAAGGGTAACCCAGCGTCTATCCAGCTTGCTGGTGACACTGGTTATATCCAAGATTCTGCTTTCTCAACTACTGATGATGGTAACGATGGTGGTATCGACTTTACAACTGCAAATGATGCATTGTTAGTTGGTGTTCACAATGGAGTATTTTTCATTGATGGAACTACAAGTAAACCAACGTTCGCAAATTCAGTAGCAGCAAGCGCTACATTTGGAACAAACCCAAACACTAACAGCACAGACGGAGTTGCTTTCGTAAACGACGATCCAGACCAAGAGTATGTGGTTAAAGCGGATGCGGCGGTAGGACAAGCAATCTTTGGTTTATGTGGAAACATAAATGACTTTGCTGCTGGTGACGCAAAAGACGGAGCATCAACAGCAACGTTTGATTCAGGCACACAAGCTGAAACTAAAATGTTTAGAATCGTGAGATCTGCAGAAGATCCAGATAATGAAGATTTAACAGCAGCTGGTGCAAACATCATCGTTGTAATAAATGCTGCGGCTAACACTTATAGATAATAGCTAGAATAGGAGAACAAAAATGGCAATATCACGATCACAACTAGTTAAAGAACTAGAGCCAGGTTTGAACGCACTGTTCGGCTTGGAATATAAGAGGTATGAAAATCAGCATGCTGAGATTTATACTAACGAAAACAGTGACAGAGCTTTTGAAGAAGAAGTTATGTTATCTGGTTTCGGTAACGCACAAGTAAAAGGTGAAGGTGCTGGAGTATCATTTGATGATGCACAGGAAACTTACACTGCTAGATACTCTCACGAGACAGTAGCTTTAGCATTTGCTATCACAGAGGAAGCTATCGAAGATAATCTTTACGATAGACTTTCTGCTAGATACACAAAAGCTTTAGCAAGATCTATGAGTAACGCTAAGCAAGTGAAAGCGATTGATCCTCTAATTAAAGGATTACCAGGCACTGGAACATTTAAGTCTGGGGATGGAAAAGCATTATTTGCTACAGATCACCCTGCTCTTACAGGTCCAAATGTACAAAATACATTGACTACACAATCTGACCTTAACGAGACTTCATTAGAAAATTCGTTAATTCAAATTGCGAAAATGACTGATGAAAGAGGACTTAGAATTGCAGCAAGAGGATTAAAAATGATTATTCCTTCTGAGCTTCAGTTTACAGCTGAGAGATTAATGAAATCTCAAGGTAGAACTGGAACAGCTGACAATGATATTAATGCAATCGTTTCTATGGGAATGGTTCCTCAAGGATACAGAGTGAACAACTACCTAACAGATTCAGATGCGTTTTATATTATTACAGACGTACCAAATGGTATGAAAATGTTCACAAGAGCTCCATTGACAACTGCAATGGAAGGTGACTTCGATACTGGAAACGTTAGATACAAAGCTAGAGAAAGATACTCATTTGGAGTATCAGACTTTAGAGGTATCTTCGGCGTTGAAGGTGCGTAATAACTAAATTTTTGTGGCGGGACATAGTCTCGCCACATTATAAAAATAGAAAGAAAAAATGCGTCCTAAACAATTCAGAGTACAAATTTATGCATACAAATATCATGCAGATTTTGTTATAGAGAGCCTTGATGGCCCAATAGATATCGAAAATGCCATAGTTGACAAACTAGGAAAAAAAGATATAAAATGGGATTATCTTGGAGAAATGAATGATCCCAAGATAAATAGAATAACCTATGAGGAGGTTATCGATGGAGAACATGATGCAACATCTAAACGACCTTTACGTGAAAAAGAGAGGTCTGGATCTCGAGTGGGAGCAGGAGCATCTTAAAGAGGGTAGATATACTCTCAATATGGTTAAGATTGACAGAAAAGTCAGAGACGTAATTAGCCATATTAAAATGGCAGAGGCTCAAAAAGAGCATTTGCAAAATAAGATAGAAGGCTCTGAACCACAAGTTTCTGTAGCTACTTAATAAAAAGCTACATCGTTGGAAAAATCCAATCCACATTGTAGGCCCTCTTGCGCTCTGCTCAAAACTACTATATACATTAGTCACTATACAATTAATTAGAACATAGACGCGTATAGTCGACGGCCTAGAGACTATGTTCGGAAACTAGGAGGATATAATTATGGCAAACACTACATTTTCAGGACCGGTACGATCAGAAAACGGTTTTGAACAAATAACAAAAAATAGCACGACAGGTGCTATTACGGTTGAAGCAACTTATGATGCTAGACCAAACTTTAGACAA